TCATCCTTAGATGCACCTTTCTTAAAATGTGCTGCTCTCTTTTGTTTTGTAGATTTAGCCATCTCATCACCATCAGCATCTTTTGCAAAATACTTAGATGGTTGAGAACCTTTACGATCTTTAATATCTTTATCTTGTTTTACCTCAATGATTTTATCAAGGAAATATTTATTATCGTCGGAGCCGAGAATAAAATTTGTGCATCTTTCTACAACAGAGTGCATCTCGCCACGCGTTGTGAGGAATTTGTCGCCCACTAGGAAAACATCTTCTGCGATATATCTTTCTCTAATATCAGTCTTCTTTAATTCGATGTGTTTGCGAAAACTTGTCATCTCTTTCAATCCCATTCTCTTTCGAAGAAGATTGAAAACCGCTAATTTGTCGCCATAAGATTTCGGCAAGCCGTTTGCAAATGATTTGAAATCACCTTCGATTGCTGCTGCTCTCATCTTAGAAGCAGACATGCCCGAAACATCATCTGCATCTGGGTCTCGTTCGCCCGCAGATACAATCGAGATTCCATCTGGAAAATCATAGAAACCGTGGCGGGCTTTGACGCCATTATACTTGGTTAGTAATTTCTTAAAATCTGAGATTCTATCGGCACCTACAACCATGGTTGCTTTTGTGTATCCTTGATCATATAGATAAACCAGAGCATCAATTGCATTCTTGATCTTATTATCTAGAACAATGTTACGCCCAAACTTAGGGAATATCTTCCTCATCAATTGAACCTTCTCTTTATATTTAAGAGGGTTCTTTTTCTCATCATCTGATTGTGATACAAAAATTCTATAATCATTACCGATAGCAAGCGAAGCAACCTTGATCAAGAGTTTTTCGTGGCCTGTGGTGGGCGGATTGAATCGTCCAAAGGTAAATACAGCAGCTTTTATTTTCTCTTCTCTGAATTGCTTAAATCCTTTTATGTTTATAGATTCTAAAGTCCGCTTTCTCTTCTGCGCTTGATAAGCAAGAATACCGTCGGGGTCATAATCTGTCCCTGACGCATTGGTATAATCAACCACTGTTAAGTCTTTAAAGTTATATTTATCGTTCATGTTATCGTTCCCATCCTTTAATTACATCTTTACTAAAATTATTCGTAGAGAATTCAAGTCTATCAACCAGTTTTACCGCGCCGTTGCTTGTCTTATCGATAGCAACAAACCCTTCTGATCCTGTAACCTTAAATCCACTCTTAGTGCGAACAAATGTTTTCATCTGTTTCACCTTATCAAGTTTATTTATAATAATCAACTTGGCATCTACGATGGCGTTTTGGAGTTCAAATACAAGTTCAAGGTTCTTTCTATTTTTCGATGAGAAGAAACTCATGAGTTCTTGCTCTTTCTTATCAACACCTTCTTTGCCCTTTGGTGATTTTCTTTGTAATCTTTCCTTTTCGAATTTGCCCTTGAACCAGGTGATCAGATCATTGACGTGTTTTGTAGGAGATGCGATTCTTTCTCCTTTACGAACTAGTGTATTATTAAATGTTTCGAATTGTTGTGCAAGAGATTGATTCTTTTCAATCTGGCGAAGAGTCGAACCTGCAATCTTTTGAAATATCTTGCCAGCATCTGTTAGGGCCTTATTAACTTCTAAGGTATCTGCCGCGGTGAAAGTAGCCTTGCCACTCACATCATTATATTCAGCATCTTGAAACCAAACAGAGTCGGTCTTATTCAACTTAGCCATATCAACCTTAAAGGATGCTTTCATTGATTCAAAGTCTTTTCCTGTGTATGTTGTATGGAAGACCACACCAATCTTTGCTTTTGCTATCTGCTTACCGAGATTAGAATCCACAGGAACGGAATAAACAATTGTGTTGGGTTGGAATGTGTAATAAGATTGTCCTTCGATGGATTCTTTGGCAACATCTCCAGAGGTAAACATTATATCACCTTGAATAACACCCTTGATTCCTAATTTCTTTAATTCATTGTATGCAATTATTAATTTATCAGCAAGATCACCTGATGTATCAGCCTTGACATCTGCTTCAGATTTATAAACCTTAGGTTCTTTATTAAAGATTCCTTTTTTAGCAACAAAGAATTTTCCATCAGAAGGGTCGATCCCTGCGAAGACGGCTGGCGCGCCATCCCATTTAACAGTTACATCATGAGAACTACTGGAGTTACCAGCTAACATATCTCTCATCGATCTTAAAGCAAAGATGGCTTCTCTAGCGCCTTTAACACCACCATATATCACACGATCTTCGATGTGTGTCATGTGGGTATTCTTGCCCGACTTATTTTCTAATATATACTGTTTAAATGTTTTCATTATGGAACAAGTTTAATTCTGACACCTGAAGGTTTTACATTTAATTCTTTTTTTAAGAACTTGAATAGTTGCTTGGCGGCATCTTTATATGTTGATCTTGCCTTTGCAACGAAAGTATCTTTTTGTAATCCAATCGATCCACCAGAAGCAATGGATGCTTCGTAATCAAATAACCAGTTGCCTTTGTCTTTGGGTTCCTTGGCTCCATGAGAGAATTGCCAATCTTTGATATCGATTGGATATGTTGCTTCTTCCATATTTTCTTCTTTCAGTTTGGTTAATTTGCTTTTAAGCATCATAACATACTTTGCCTTTCCACCATATTGCTTAAATCGTGATGGGTCGGGTCTCTTGATCATCTGTTCAAGGTCTTTGATATCAAGTTCTTTCTCGGATTTTGCTTCGATAAATTCTTTAAATGATTGCATGTGTTTTTCTTCAATTGAAATTTTAAGTGTTGTCGTGCCTGATTTGTATAGTCTATGGTAATCCATCTTTTTTACTTCAAGGATATCACCAGCACGCATCTCCTTTGGTATTTCATTATCCATTTGAAAGAACCATCCTTTACCTTCTAAGACAGTGATGATTCTATTTTCTCGGTCGCGGTGCCAAACTAATTCATCTGATTCAATGGCTGATTCAAATGTACGAATCTTTGTATTACCTTTTATTTTATCTGTATATGGTTTACTCATATTACCAAAAAAAGTTGCCTCCACCTTGTAAGCCAAGTTCTGATGCATATCGAGGAAGATTGCATGACCAGTAGCCTGGTTTTGTTTTATCTTTCTTTAAATGGCATTGGTGTCTAGCCACGAAAGATTTTCTTGCTTCGGGATCATCAATCTTAGCTTTAAGACCTGATGTATCTCCGAATTGAACCTTGATTACATTACCCTTATCATTCTTCACATATACGTAAAATTTCTTCTTTCCACCTCTTTTAGGTTTATTCAATTCTACATCGTCGCCTTTATATTCTGCTTCATTAATGAATGGATGATCAAGTGGAACTTCTTCACCTTCGTAGAGACCAAACTTACCGATGTCTGTTGACATAAGATATTCATCAAATTCACTCAAGGGTTTGTAAATCTCTTGTAGTTGTCTAGCATGTTCAAATAACTTATAATAATTATCTGAATGTGGTCGAAAGATATTATGTGCCAGAGGAATCTGATTCTCTCTGTGAAATCTAAATGCTGCTTCCAATTGTCCCATTAGTTTGCGTATCCTATTTTCGTGAAATGCGTATTTTCGGTATTTGAATAAATTTTATCAGTCGATTCTTTTCGGAAAGTTAGAGCATCTTTTCCAGCTAATCCAAAAGAAGCTTTCGTTGTTCCTTCTCCATCAGTAATAGTGATGATTGCTTCAGCATTATTTTTTTCTACTACATAAATGTGAGTTGCGTTACCTAATGTGGTTGCGTTTTCCACACCGTTCGCGATAGAAATTAGACCTAATGGATATATTGTCATATTATTTTAAGAATTTGATAAATTTATCGTGAGATATCTTTTTAGTTCCTTCAAAGTTAAATGAAAATCTACCTGATGCGTTTGTACCTGTTCGGAATGCCGTGTAATAAATTTGATTATCTTCAATATCGCTAACAACATATAAGTCAATATTTAGATATTTTTTATCTTGTGTATTGAGTCGGATGCCCGAGATAGGGAATTGAATATCTTTTAATTTAGCCTTTTTCTTTTCAACATAGTCTGCGGCTGCTCCAAGATATTCATATGATTTGCCCTTCGATTTGCCATACACTTTATACATCGGAAGAGATGTTTTACCGAAGTAAACCTCCTTGTGCATATCAATTACAGAACTTAATATCTCGTCTGTGTTTGTTGTGCCGATGATTGATTGGACTGAGGACAATGAATAGGAGTTTGATAATAGTTTAGAAACTATATCAATGTTGATTTCCTTAGATGATTTGAAATTTGTTATCTCTGCGCCAGTCTTATAGATAAGATAGTCTTTTGTATTATAAAGGTTTACAACACCACTTCTCTTATTTTGAACTTCTTTGACTAGTTTATTTGCATTAGAAATACTGATCTTCTCAAGTTTACTATTAAGATTTCCCACGTCTTTCTTTTCAATGAGAAATTTATTACCTTCGATATATTGCTCCATCATCAACATATCTGCTTTATCTAAACCGAATAATTTCTGATATTTGGCGAATACAGCCTTCTTTTCTGATTTGGCTGCTTTCTTAAATCTACTAGTTATCTTTAACGCAAAATTTTGTATCGATTTTGCTACTTTTAAATATAACCCTTTTATCTTTTCGGCGGCTGTCTTAAAAATATCGAACACTCCTTCATTCATCTGAAAAGATTCACTAACGATATCTGTGAAATAATCATCATATGACGGCAACCCATATTTCTGAATGATATATGCTGTTACCTTACCTAACTGGGCTTTGTCCGCGGACTTCTTTAATGAAACTTGAATCAGATTGATCTTACTATTTTTTCCAGTAATAACACCCTTTTTATCAAATGTGAATGTATCTGTTTTCATTGCCTCAATTGTTTTACTCGCGTCGGCGGACGAGATGATCATATCTGCTGTATTAGCCTTAACACCCGTTATGGCAACATTGTCATTCTGTTCTTCTGCTGCATAATAATCATTGATTCTACCGTGGATGATGTTTGGCTTGAAATTTACAAGAGGCATGAAGTCTCCCATTCCTGCTATAAGACCAATCATTTCAGCAAAATTCTTTGATGTCATTGTGTCAAACTTAGAGATAAGATTTGATTTGCCCTTTGAATCCCAGTCTTGACCATTACTCAAGATACTTTTTATATTGGCAATGACCTTTGGGCGGTCTGCTGCATCTGCTTCTACATCTTTATAATATACACCAATTGCTTGAACGGTTTCAAGTGTGGGAGTATCTTTGCCCCAATTAATATCTGAGCCTAATTTTAAACCATTGAAATAGCTATCAACTGCTTTTTCATACCAAGCAAATGAGCCTACTGATTTTCCATCTGGTGCATCGAGAATCTCAAATGCAGCACGGAGTTGTTTAGTGTTATCTCCAAAAATTAGAGCATCACTTGGTATATTAGCGGGGTCTAATTTACTAAAGACGGGGCTTGGGGGTAATTTTAATTTATTCCCTACCTTATTTTCGAAGGCAGATATTTTATCTGTCTTTAAAGTAAAAAGTGAGCCCGGCCCATATTTGCCGGCGCTCACGGTTGCTTCGACAATTATATCTGAAAATTCTTTGTAATCTCTAAATGATAGCATCGTTCCCATAAATTAAATGAAGGTGTCTCATCTATTTATAAGATTTCCATTCTTCATATAATACTTTAGAACGTTTCCATGGCTCTTTTTCCCAAGGCTCTTGAGAAGATTTCCAAGATATCATTTTACCTTTCCAACGACTGAATCCAGCGCATCTGACTAGATCAACTAATTCGCCCCTTGCATACTGTTTCACATGAACCATCTCGTGCGCAAGAGTATCCATAATCATATCTTGTTCGACAGCTGAATCCATTCTTATCGTGAATACTCGGGGTCTATGATTCCTATCTTCCCAAATACAGTCGCCATATAGACCTTCTTTATCTTTCAGACCTCTTTTTAAGGCAATATTGATCTCAATATTTTTTATCCTAGGTAACAACCTTTTCAAGAAGAAGAAGGCTGCATCTTCAATATCTTCTCTGAGTTTCTTTGTTCCGCCTATAACCTCAATATCAATCATATATGTATAATATTATATCTGGATGGTGATGATATGTCAAGATTATATCTTGAATGATGAATAATCTGATCCTGTCTGCTGAGATTGAGTCTCATTAGAGAGTGTCTGTGCTGAGTCTTCTACATCATATAATCTCATCTTTGCCCGATCAATTCCAACAATAAATCTCTTGTTCTGGGTTGGATCATTATATCTGTTCTTGAGTTGTTTAACCATCAATTGATTCATACCCTCAAGTTGCTCGGTTGAAATCAGAGCAACCATCAAATCGGCAGTGGCAGGAAGTCCGAATGATTCAGATGTATCTGTAATCTCAACATCTGTATTTCCGAATCCTGTGCGAGTTACCTGTGTTGCTGACCAGATTGGAACATTGAATTCTACGGCAAGACCACGAAGTTCCTCGGCAATTGCTTTGATATAAGAATACGAATTGATCGAACCACCAAGTCCTTTCATACGAGCAGAAGCGGCAATGTTAAGATAATCGATATAGATTACATCGGGCTTGAAGTCTTTCTTTAGCTTCAATTCATCTAGTAGTGCACGGAAATGACCCGTGTGGGCCGCGGCAGTAGGATATTCTTTGATGATCAATTTGCCATTAGTCTTTGACTGAATCTTTTGTACCTTGTTATCAAAGGTTTTCTTAGGCATGTTCTCAATATCTTTGATGTCAATATCGAAAAGATTTGCATCAATTCTCTCTGCGATCTTTTCCTCTGCCATCTCAAGAGTGATATAGAGAACATTCTGACCTTGAGAAAGAGCGGCCGAAGCAAAATGACACATAGCCAATGATTTACCAACCCCTGTTCCTGCTAAGATGATGTTCAATGTTTTTCTACTAACACCGCCCTTTGTGATCTCATTGAATTTTTCGAGATCGAAGGCAAACTTTTCTTCTTTAATGTGATAGAAGTCAAATCTTTCTTGTGCATTCTCAATGTAATCATGTCCAACATTCGAATCGAATGAAACACCGAGGGCATCGGAGAGAATCTCTGGTATGGCGCCCTCGGTTCTCTTCTGCGATTTACCATCAATGATTTGAATTGATTCCATTATAGCGAGATATACGGCACGATCCTTGCACCATTTCTCCGTGGAATCAGTCAACCATTCTTCATCAACCTCGTCTTTTTCCTCGAGGCTCTTAATGAGGGTAACAACATCATTCGCATCCCTTCTTGTTATATCTTCTGACTGTTGAAATTCAATCTCTAATGCAGAAGAATTTGGCAGTTTATTGTAAGAACCAATGAATGATAATATTAGTTTATATACAGGAACGTATTCATCTTCAAAGTAAGTAACCTTGATATGTGGCAATGCTTTGCGTGTGAATTGTTCATTGTGTAATAAATTACTAAGTATTATCTTCTGTAGGTTCTTCGCCATATTCTTCTTTATCTAAAACTGATGTCAATATATCGCCCATCAAATTATTGAATTTGATGGAATCTTCCAATTCCTTTATACTATACTGTTCATTCCCATTGTCAATCTGATAATTGAAGTTTAATGTAGCATTATCTGCTTCAGCATCTTCTTCAATTTTTACTTCGCCGTAGTAATAGACGACACCTTCATATTCGCCTTCGGTGATTTGAAAGCCATAGAAATCGACGCCTTGCTTTTCGACCAGTTTATATGTAGGTAAATTATCCATCAACTTCATCCTCT